TAAAAATAAAACACCAAGTAAAAATAAAACACCAAGTAAAAATAAAACACCAAGTAAAAATAAAACACCAAGTAAAAATAAAACACCAAGTAAAAATAAAACACCAAGTAAAAATAAAAAAATGAATTTATTTTACACAATATAATACACAACTATTAAAGCATAGAAGCCCCATATTTACTCTTAATTCCTATATCTTACTTTATTCAATTAATATGACGAACCACAAACTTCAATCTTACTCTGGTCTTCCCAGAGCCAACCGACACATGCACACCAAACGCACTCATCCATCTTCAATGCTTGCACGCAGAACCAGATATGGTGACAGACCGTTCAACGCATCTCTAAACAGAGACCTTGCGAATCAAGACAAGAAATTGTTGCGTCATCAACAAAATATAGATGCACTTCTTTCAGTGATGAATCTATAATTATAAAATAATAATAAAATATATATTAAATAATGTCTAATGTAGTTGTTTTTAAATTAAATACCAACCAACACCGTTTTGCAAAAAATAAATTGTCCCTTCAAATTATTAATGCATATATAATAAATGCAAAAAAAGCGAATGTGGAAAAAGTGCGTAAAATTTTAAAAGAAAAAGAAAAAGAAAAAGAATCAGTTCGAATAAAAAGGAAAATTAGAAACACAAGCCAACACGAAGAAGACACGGTTTTTATGCATTCCATTTATACAGATTTTACAGATTCGGCTTGGGTTGAAAATAATCAATTCAAACAAACGTTGTGCCAAATTTCTACAAAAACAACAGATGCGGAAGCCGCATATTATGAAGAGGTTGGTTTTGAATTCATACATAAAGATAAAAATGAATTTAATATAGTTTGGACCGAAAATAAAATGCATAAAGCAGCCGCATCATAATTTTACCCAATATGTTTTTTTGAACTACAACAATTCAAGATAAAAATATACTTTTCATTTAAAACACAATTAAAAAACCAACAACGAACTATGTGCGCACCAGTCGCCAAACATATTAAAATATTACGTTTAGGTTCGTGTTTTTGCACTTTTTTGCCTGTTTACCCTTTGTTGCCGTTTACTCTTCTTTGCCCGTTTACTCTTTTTTGCCCGTTTTGTCCTTTTTGATCTCTTTGCATTTTTAATTTTCTTTGTTTGTTTCCCTCCATTTAGACCACCTCTGGATGCTTGTTCTATCATCAATGGTTGCGAACCGGTTGTTAAACTCAATGTAGACTCATTATTTACGGCTTCTGTTAATATGTTTATCACTCTATCATTATTTGGATAATTTATCAATAAGGATGATAAGAGTTCTGGATTGGTTGCAAATAAATTATTAATGCCTGATTTTAACTCTGTTTTAAAATTGTCACTTATTGATGATGGAATTATTAATTTATCAATAACATTATTAAAAACAACAATAACATCGGTTTTTGTACCTGAATTGTTTAACAACTCAATATAAGTATTCGCGACCTGTTGTATTAACTGTCTACGCATTATATTGTAATCATTTACACTTATTTTTACAGTGGTTGTAAATACTGATTCAATTAAACACTTAAATATAAAACTTATTATGGTAAATATAATCCCGCTCATCCAATACATAAATATCAACTCTGTACCTATTGAACTATAATGTTGGTATATAGAACTTATATCTGCAGGAACATTTGGAATTTTTAATGCTATTTGTGCAGATACACTTGGGAGCAATTTTAGAATATCCATACCCACTGCAATCTTTGTTCTTACAGTACCTATAGTGGATTTTTTAGATCCTTTAGCATAGTCCCACATGTTTTTAGTCACTTTAACAATACCTCCCAATGGGTGTCCCTTATCCCCTTCTTTTAATCTGATTAAATCTGATGTAACGCTATTTGCAAACTGTTCGGATATAGATGCGAATGCCAAAGCCGATTGACGCTGCGTTTTCGCTGCAGATTGTAGTGCGTATACTCTAGATTTCAATGGTTCAAACAGTTGTTCGGACATGGCTTCAGTACCCCCCTTTACTAACGTTTTTACAAGTCTCCACCACTCAATTATATCTATATCGTTTATGTCTGCAGACATAGATGATGGGGGGTCCAATAATAATTGGTTATTACTCGTTCGAACATTATCAAAAACGGTCATCATAATATTTGCCAATTGACCGGAATTAGCACCCGAATTGACGTTAACAATGGCTGTATTTGATACATCAATATCCTCATCCCCATCATAATACAATTGAAAAAGTTTGGATAGAGATTCCATTTCTGGAATATCGCTTACGCTTGTTATTTTAGCAGAAAGACGTGTATACTCAATGTTGGCTAACTGTGTCTGTACTTTGATAATATTTGATGACGTATATGACAAAATTATTGTAGTAATAACTAATGTAAATACGGACATAATAACCCATATGTATTTAACGAAACTTGACCGTTTAATGATGGTAACGGTTTTATTATTGCCGTAAACCATCATATCTGACCCCCCTCCTCCTTTCATATTTAATAATTTTGACTTCATTTCGGATTTAATATTAAGTTGTGAACTACGAATATTAATTTCCCCATCCACAATTTCAATATCATATAAAATACATATTATTGCCATACACGAATGCAATATTGAACTGTTTATTTTTGTTGAAATATCTAAGACAGACAATAATGTTATTGGTTTATCGCCCGGATTAGTAGCATCTAATTGAATATTCGAACTTACTAATCGGTATAATATATCAAATCTATTCTTAAAAATTCCCTTAGTAGATAGTGCGGACATTATCTTTTAATATATATTATATTTTTTTTTAATTTAGGGTCGAACTAACAAACCAATAATTTGTCTTGGTGTCGGGTCATTTTACCCAAATTAAAAAATTAAAAAATAAAAAATTAAACATAGGTTTTAATCTCGTCAATATTTAGACACCCCGCGTCTTTTGGAAGGAGTCGGTTTGGCGCACATAAAAACTGTTTAAATTCAGGACGAGACAATTGTTCGCTCGGTACGTGTTTGTGTACCTTTCGCGCAATCATTTTATATAATTTAAAATCCAAATATCGTTCATCTCCATTGTCTTTATACAAAATATTTTTACCGTCGTCGCTGGTGCACCATTCCGCCATTAATTTGGCAACAGGATTCGTATTTTTTGCAATTAGTTGTTTGAAAGAACCTTCTCCGTCAAAATCCACGTCGATCAAATCATCGAATAAAGCACATGCCAAACGGCAAAGATCAAAACTATAATTTGGTTCTATTTTTGGTTTGGTTGTGTCAAAATATGGTTCGGTATTATATTGAGAATGAGCGTCGCCGTTTTTTTCAAAACTATTGGAGCAAAAACGATGTCCGCGGTAGTCAAAAATCGCACGACCAAAATCAATTATTTTATATATTTTTCCATAGGTCGGTACTTTATACAATTTTCCATCATGCCGATAATAAATGAATTTTTGTTCTGTTTTTACATACATAATATTATTTGTATGCAAATCGTTGTGTGTAAAATGAAATGCTTTTTGGTACACCACTAGCGTCATAATAATCTGCATTAAAATAGCAAACCATTCATTGTCGTTTATTTTTTGGCTATTCATAAACTCGTCCAACGTACCCACGCACTTTTCTAAACAAATAAGTTGAACCGGATATTTAGAAATTGTTGCGTAGATTTGCTCTTCTTCATAAGTGCTCGAGTTTCCTTCTGAATCTTCATTTTCACTCTCTTCATCCTCTTCTTCTTCTTCCTCTTCCTCTTCCTCCTTACCACTTTGACTTGACCGCGAGGACCAGGACGACGAGGAGAACAAGGACGAGTTCTTTAGTTTTACTATTGTATTTGTATTTTGTATTTCTTTTGTTAGTTCTGTTTCTTGCACAACCGTTGTTGTATCTGTGGTTAAAGCAATGCATTCTATGGATTTGGTGTCATCACAATGTTCTTCTTGCACATGTTCTTCTTGCATTGATAAGATAAATTCTGCCCCCAATGGTTCTAAATTTTCAAAATTCAACCGCAATTTAGGGGTAGTCGGACGAATAATGTGCGAATAATCATCCACTTGAAATAAAACGTTTTGCCGTGTATTGAAAAAAACAGATTGGACCAAATAATCCAAGTCGTCGGCAATGTTAAACATAAACTGTTTTTTAATGGTCAAAAAAGAACCATAATAACGAATTCCATTTTTAAATCCGAAACCTTCAACCAACTGGTTGGATAAGAACGAAAAGAATCCATCCACATAAGAAGCGTTGTTGACATCATATATTTTCTCCATTTCTTTGTTTTTTAAAGATTCATTGTTTGGATTATTGCAACTTGGAATAGGCAGACAACCGGTCAAGTCGTCCAAAATTTCATCTGGGAAATTTCCGGTAATATAATTAAACGGATCAATTAGCGGAGATACTTTGATGAAAATATTTTGCTTAAAAGTATATGGTTTTTTCGATTTGTTATTATTATTGGCATTGTTATTGTTGTTATTATTATTGGTGTTGTTGTTGCTACAGTCTTGCAACACAGAATTAAAAATATAATGTTTATTGGTTGATATTTCGGTTTGTGTAATGTCTGCAATGTGATATTTATGGTTTAAATGTATTTTATTAAAATTCAAAGACGACAGGGTAAAAAATCGTTCATACACTGGATTATAATTTTGTGGATTTGTAAAATTAAAACCCTCTAATTTTTCAAAAAATTTGGTGCAATTTGGTGGCTTGATGTAATTTATCGGCTTCATTATTTTCTTCTAAATAATTTTATTATATATATTTAACACACTCTTTTATACAATTTTATTTTGTATATAAATTGAATATAAATTGAATATAAATTGAATATAAATAAAAATAAAAATAAAAAATAAAAAATATAATTATAACAAACAAATGTCTCAACTAATTTTGCCGACCTCGCAAAGTACTAATGGTCGTGTAGATATTATAAATAAAACACCCAATATGCACAACCTATTTGCCATGTATGATAAAATTCCCGCCAAACAATGTGCTACCCTAAGGAACCCAACCGAAGGAGGATGGGAAAATACACCACTTTCAGGGGCTTTTTTTTCGAGCGCCAACATCCAAATTTTACAAAACGGAATTCGATTTGGCGTGTATCATCAATCCAATCGCCAATACACCATTAGCGAACAACCATGTGATATTTTAAAACAAGTTATGCGTAGCGTATTTTTACAACATGCCGTAAATAATTTTAACCCAATACCAGAACAGGTAGCGGCTTTAAACGATTTGGTGATACAATCCTGCGTCCAACAGTTGTTTGGCGAAGCCAAAGGATATTTGAAATATTTGCAAGATGCCAGCACACTGGTGGTACCATTGGCGCCACCTACCCTGGTTACGGCTCCGAATAAACGGGCGTATAAAATGCCAAATTGGTTTTAATTTTTTCCAAGAACAAATGTTTTTTTTACTTTTTTTCGTCCTAATAACATATAAATAATTAAAAAAATAGAACAATAGAATAAAGCAAATGTTTACTCGATTTTATGATGACCCTTGTCGTATTGTGAAACAAAATCAAATAACCACCGAACCAGGTCGATACATGTTGGATGTCCCAGGCAATGGAGACAAACCGTGTTATATGGAAGACCCGCAAATTATCCCGCAAAAATGGGCGGGAAATCTCTGGACACATAGCGTGGATATTCAAAGTTCAATGTTGGGTTTAGATAAACAAATGAATAGGGATTGTTTGCGCCCCCCACCTAATACAAAACCCGAGATTATTGCACGTCCTATTATTTATCCGAGTAGCCGAGCCTTAACCACCGACCAACCACGAGCAACCAACCCCGCATGGACTGCGCGTGACCTAGACCAGAGTTATCGTACCCCGTTGATGGAGAATTTTCAGGCAGAGTCGCGTATTTTTCAACCATTTTCGTACAATGCCAACACCCGCATCGCCGAAAAAGACGGGTTTGTTCGCCAAACATTTTGCGTTCCCACAGATACCAATTTTTATGGATTGCCGTCGGAATCAATCACACATCCTTCTGGAAATAGCAACTTTACCGCATCCAATATGCGCATTTAATTAAGTTTGTTAGTTGGGACATTAATTCGGTGGATATTAAATTATTCAACGATCCGTCATGAAAGTATCTTCCCAATCTAAAAAAAGACACTGTCCGATAGGAATTTTACCATCCGTGGTAATTAAGCATGAAAAATAATCAGGAGGAGGGTTGTGCGTATCCTCCGCGCATTTCGTATCGCAATTTTTATAATCTTTTACTTTCACATATTTGTCGATAATATTGTCCCATATATAATGCTCCCCAGTTACTAAAATGTCCGCACCATTCACCCCTTTTCCTTGTATACGATAACACTTGACGGGTTTTGGTACAAACTTGTTGTCAATACGCATTACCGAAAATACTCGCCCGCTATTAATTCCCCACAAGTATGCACCCAGCGGAATATCTTTCATGGCAACAATTCCCCCCCCCAATAAATAAATTTCCGTGTCTGGATGAAAACAAGAACCAATGGCCTGTACCATTTGTCCCGGAGGACCTTTCCAAGCACTGGTCATTGTTTTTAAACTGCCGTCAAGTACATATAACAACGTGACTACAATGCCAATAGTTTTCCCCATCATATCTTTCATGCTCAACATCATGCGCTGAATTTCAATAACCAAGTTCATAAAAACCCCAAATATATTTTCAACAATAGAAGTAATAAAATCCCGAATCACACTTACCATGGTTCGAATTCCATTTAAATTTTCACTGAATTCCCCCCCAACCGTGGTTAACGACGAAATCAAACTGGTGAATGGCTGCATCATATATCCCATCAGATTCATCTGCGTGTTTTGTACGCAAAAAGTAAAATCTTTGCTAATATCTTCCGAAAAAACCCAATAAGGTGGATTGCATCGATATTTCGGCCAGTTCTCTTTTATTTCTTGGGCGGACTTGAAATACATCATAACAACAATTAATAAAATAAATCCCAGATTTACATATAAAAAAGACATATAATTGGATAACGTCGGCATATTTATATATTTTCTCCCTTTATATCTTGTTGTTTTGTTTTATTTTTTTATTTTCCGTGCATGTGATAATCATAAATTATTTAATTAAACTAACAAAAATATAATTGTTGCAACTATAATTGTTACAACTTTAAATATATAATATTTGTTTTGCATCTTCGTCTGGGTCAAAACAACGTTGTAAAAAACCCATTATTTTAATTGATTTGTTTTTAACCAATTGATTCTCATAAATGTATTCCATATATTTTCCAAACCCATAATATCCGCATTTTGCATGCAACAACATGGGGAATTGTTTGGAAAATACTTTGGTTTTTATTTCTTGGTTGCAAAATTGAGGGGACTTGGAAAGATAAACGAGTTGCGTTTCCTTTTTATTGTACGGATGGATTTTACACAAATAAGTATCGGATAAAATAATGTATTTATATTCGTGGTCGGAAGTTTGTATTTCTAAAATATCGGTTTCGTCAAACCCGATAAACGTATAATTGTTATTTTCGTAATGAGTTATTTGGGCGGAAATGTCAGATAATATATTAAAAAAAGTGGATTTATTGTTTTTGTTAGTTATGGGGCATATTTGTTGACAGTAAATTAATAATTTTTCTTTTTCTTCGGGGGTTTGGTTAAAATAAATGGACTGAGGAAATGGCAACAATTCTTTTTGAAGATAGTTTAATAGCAAAGAAGACGTCAATGAATTGTTTTCAAAATAAATCGCCCATTTGCTTTCGTCATATTTACAAAACATATTTCTATTTTTGCGTTATATTATTTATTTGAATATTACACATATAAATTATATACCTACACACAAAAGTAATGATTATAAATAAAAAGTGATTTAAATACAACTAATTTATAAATTGAAATGGAACCATGTTCGTCTATAGGCATAGGCTTGGGTACTACACATTCGTGTGTCGGTGTTTGGCAAAATAATCGGGTGGAAATTATTGCCAATGTTCAAGGTAATCGTACTACACCATCATTGGTTAAAATAAAAGAAACGGCAGAGGCATATTTGGGACACGAAGTAAAAAGAGCGGTAATTGCTGTTCCCTCTTATTTTAACGATGCCCAGCGAAATGCAATCAAAAACGCGGGACTTCTATCCGGATTAAATGCTCTTCATATTATTAATGAACCAGCCGCATCTGTAATAGCTTATGGGCTTGATAAGAAGGGAGACGAAAAAAATGTATTGGTTTTTGATTTAGGAAGGGAAACATTTAACGTGTCTTTATTAAATATTGACTGTGGTGTGTTTGAAGTAAAGGCAACCGCAGGAGATATGCATTTGGGGGGAGAAGATTTCGACAATCGACTTGTGGAACATTTTATACAAGAATATAAGCGAATTCATAAAAAGGATTTATCGTCATCAAACAATGCGTTGTGTAGATTGCGAACTGCGTGTGAACATGCCAAGCGTACTTTGTCTACCACCACATACACACAAATAAAAATAGATTCGCTGTATGAAGGAATGGAATTTAATACTACTATTACTCGTGAACGATTTGAAGAATTAAATATGGATTATTTTCGAAAGTGTTTAAATTCGGTGGAGAAGGTGTTGGTGGATGCAAAAATGTCTAAATCGCATGTGGACGAGGTGGTATTAGTGGGCGGATCTACTCACATTCCCAAAGTGCAAGAATTGTTAAGTGACTTTTTCAACGGAAAAAAACTAAATATCTCCATTAATCCAGAAGAAGCAGTGGCGTATGGATCTACGGTACTGGCTGGATCTACGGTACTGGCTGCTATTTTATCCAATCAATCAAACCCGACTAATGATAATTCCGCCTTGGACAAAATTCAGTTTGAGGATCTTCCTGTTAGTTATGGGACATATATGTTGACTTTAATTGAGTAATTTTTTTTCTCTGAATAACTCATCATATTAATTAATAAAAAACAAAAAACGAAAAAACATATAAAAACATATAAAAACATATAAAAACTATTTTTATTTAACAATAAAAATATGACGGAAGTTATTTCTTATAATGCAGCAACAATCGCAGCAGCAACGTCTACGTTGGATTATTCAATCAATATGAACGGATATAATCCCAACCTGACACTGTTGAACAGTTTAATGACTTTTTATTCTGAACCGGAACACATCAAGCAATTATATATGTTGATTTCAGGAGAAGATAAAATATCTCTTCGTTTGTTGGAATGGACGATTATTAATTATGCAAAAAACGAATTGCTTGTTATTAATAATGGAATTACGGAACGGTTTTCGGTGCATGCAAATTATAAAGCAACTTTGTCGGGGTACTCCAAGGATCAATTTGACCCGTGTTGTCGTACGGAACGCATTGATATTCCCTATTTAAACAAATTGTTAAAAACTACGATAGCACAATTAAATTTCATTCGGTGGGTTATTATAAATAAAATATTAAATTATATTCGCGAAAATTATTCGGTTATTTTCAAAGATATGAAAACGCGGAGCAAAACCGCGAAAAAAACACCCGCGACCATTACATCCGGCGATGCAATGACAGATGTCGCAACAGAAGCGAAAAAAAACGAAACCAAAACACGCAAGCGTAGGACAGACGCCATAAATCGACATACTGTGAAAAATTTTAAAATAGAGCAGTGTTCAACTACTCTTAAATTTGGAATCAATAAATAAATAACGTTTTCTTTTGCAAATCAGGGTTTTGTGCTTGTTTTTGTTTTGCGAAATAATTGTTGACGATTTGACGAATTAATTTGTTTTGAATTTCTGTCGTTGAAATTTGTTGTTGTGGATACTGTTTTTGTTGCTGTTGTTGTTGTTGTGAATACTGTTTTTGTTGCTGTTGTTGTTGCTGTTGTTGTTGTTGTTGTTGTTGTTGTTGCTGTTGGTGTTGAAATACTGGTTTATTGAATTTGCTATATATGTAACCATTTTGCGGAATATTTTTATGTTTTTTATTTATAACAGGGTATGTGTTTTCCAGACGATTTTCTGTGTTTTCCACTTGCTTGGACAATTCTTGTAATTTATCGTTAAAAACACACAACCCCATATTTTCCAAGATGGAATCATAGGTTATTTTTTGATTGCTTTTACTTTTTATATTTTGATAGGAAGGTTTTATAGACGATTTGTCGGGAACAAGTTTTTTTGTATCCACGTTTGGTTTTGTATCAACTATAACTGGTATATCTTTTGATTGATGTAAGGATATTTCTTCTACGATTAATTCCACTTCCATTTTTTAATTTACTATATTATATTATTTGCGTTTATTTTACGAAAAAAGAATACAAAAATACATAAATAATATTCATGAGCGGAGTTTTATATTATAGCAATTCGTGCAAACATTCCGCCAAATTGCTTCAATATTTAAAAAAAACTAATTTCGCCACTAAATTTCAGTATATTTGTGTGGACCAGCGAGTGAAAGACGCAAGCGGAAAAATTAAAATTATACTGCAAAACGGTCAAAAAGTAATCATGCCGCCAACTTTAACTGCAATTCCCGGATTAATGTTATTAGACCGTAATTATCAGATTTTATATGGTGATGAAATATATAAATATTTGGAACCTAAGCAAAACACGGAAATAAAAGAAGCCACAGAGAATAATATGGAACCATATTCTTTTAGCGGAAGCGGGGGCTCAAGTTTTGTGGTTTCTGACAATTATAGTTTTTTGGACCAAAATTTAGATTCTCAGGGAAATGGCGGGATGCAACAAATGCATCACTATGAAAATCTTCAGTCCATCAATGCCCAACAAGGACAACAAGGACAACAAGGGCAACAAGGACAACAAGGACAACAAAACTTTAAACAAAGCGATAATATTCGAGAATCAAATAATCGCATTCGGGATGGAGAGATAAATACCACTCAAATGGCTAAGCAACGCGGATATAATTCTTCCCAAGCACCAGGACCGGGGTTTTAATGCTTTAAACAAAAATACGATTTATTATTATTTAAACTAATAAAAAACAAAATGATTGCATTTGCACTTTTTCTAACACATAAGAAGATGGGAAATAAAATGTTGTGGTGTTCTGCATTTTATGGGTTACACATTAATAAAAATGGATTCGTTTTGAGATAAATTCCACCACTCAATTTTATCTGGATTATTTTTTAACAGGGCTATCGCATTTGGATTGCCAGATTATGTATTTTATCATGTTGCAGTTTGAGCGTTTCGTCAATAAATGGCAAAACATTTATTTCTTTCACTTTTGCGAAAGTTTCATCGATATCTACTTTTGGCTGCATCTTATATTAAACTATAACTGCTAAAACAGTCCTTTTTAAATCATTTTTTTGATTTATTGTTTTTATTGTTTTTTAATCAATATTATTTTTGTTAGTTTAAGCGGATACTATTGGGGCTAAAAATAAAAAAAATAAAAATATCCTCTAAATTATCCAAGGCACAAACTAACAAAAAAAGAAATAAATAAAAATAGGATGATTATTCTTTTATTTATTTCTTTTTTGTTAGTTTGTCATTATCCAACCTTGGAAAAATAATGAAAAAAAAAGTTTTTTTATGTGATAAAAATTTATGTACTAATAATTTATTTTATAATTTTAGAGAATCTGTGGTAATAATGCGAGGAATTACATTCATCCCCGCCAACTCTTGAAACAATAATTTGCACGCATATGGTATCTTTACTTCAGAAAAATTAGTGCGATTGCTACATGTATTGCATAAATGGATGTGTTTTTTGTCATTATATGCGGCAATCAAACCACATTCATTGCAAACGTGTACTTTATATTTATCCGATGCGACATATAATCTTTCATGCATAAGTGTCGCGGCTCCGTGTGCCCCAATGCAGTCTCGCTCCATTTCTCCAACTCTTAGCCCACCACCTCGGCTACGTCCTTCTGCAGGTTGTCGGGTGAGTGCCACAGGAGGTCCAGTGGAACGGGCGTGTTGTTTATCGTTCACCATATGTTTCAGTCGTTGGTAAAAAGTTGGTCCCATAAATACGGAGCAATTCATTTGCTGTCCCGTTTCTCCGCTATATAAGAGTTCATTTCCGTGTGCTTCGTACCCCATAGACAGAAGTTTTTTACAAATCCAGTCCATGGTGATGGTATCGTTAAAACACGTTCCGTCTCCAAACAACCCCAGTTCTACCAGGATTTTTCCAAGACCACACTCTAAAAATTGCCCGATAGTCATACGAGATGGAAACGCATGTGCGTTAACAATAATGTCTGGTCTTTCTCCCGAAGCACTAAAGGGCATATTTTGTTCGGGAATAATACGCCCACATGTTCCTTTTTGTCCATGTCGAGAACTGAATTTATCTCCAATCACAGGTTTACGAGTCGCCCGTGTTTTTACCTTGGTAACTAGATAGCCAGAACCATTTGTATCTAATATATTTTCGTCAATAAACACTTCTTCCCCACACGTTTTAAGCAAAATGCTTTTATCTGTATATTTATTAGTATTGTTTATGCCGTCTTTTTCCTTTTCCTTTATTGTTGACACTTTCGCCATAATTACTGACCGATTTGGTACCAAACTATCTTTTGGAATAAATCCGTCGGAATTCAATTGGCTATAATCGCCCATTTTTATTTTTTCCGTTTTGTCTACATCTGGAATGCCTCGGATTTCGTTTTTTGTTTTGTCCTCATCTTTTTCCGAGTGGTATATCGTACTTTGAAACATTCCCCGGTCAATCGAACCTTGGTTTATTAAAATCGAATCTTCTTGATTGTATCCATCATAACACATAATGGCGACAGTAATCATGCATCCCGATGAATTTTCGTTAAATTTAAAGATGTTCATTAATTGTGTTTCTACCAAAGGTTTGGTCGGATAATTCAAAACATAAAAGGTTTTGTCATGACGGTTATAAAAATTATTCATAAATACTGACATGGCTTGTTTTACTTGGGCACACTGATATACAATGCGTGGAGATTGGTTATGTCCTGAAAACGGAATGCACGACGCAGTCATGCCGAAAATAAGACACGGGTCTATTTCACAGTGCGTATAAGCATTGCTATTGTCTCCGCTGCATAAATCCGCATTTCGTGTTGCTATAACGCTACAATTTTGTTCTGACGCATCAATATATTCAATCACAGAATCTCCCAGCGTACCACAGATGCATAAATCCGCCCAAGTTATTTGTTTTGTTAAAACCATTTGTAATATTTTATGTGTGAATAATAATTTGCCGTTCTTCACACGAAATAGTGGGCGGGTGCAACGTCCCGATACAGAGCAAATACAAATTTCCATATTAAAGTAATCGTAATATATCGAGGTGAAAACATTGATAATTCCCTGATATTTTAATTTTTTTAACGCATGATATACCTCCACTGGATTTTCTGTATGTTTAACCACCCCAATAAATGCGCCGTTCAATATCACTTTAATTATGGGATGTGTATCAGCAACTAGCGAACTAGTTGAAAATTCATTTATAGTTGTGATAAACGGAGCAATTGATTCTTGTAAAGAAGACACACTTGTTTGAATAGTGAAATGTGTCATTACGCTCATATTATTAACAATTCCTACCGATTGTCCCTCTGGTGTTTCATATGGACATATAAAGCCCCATGAAGATGGATGTAATTTTCTTGGCTCCACCAACTTGCCGTTTTTATCAATAGAACGAGAAATTCTTCGTAAATGGCTTGTATAAGCAATGTCAGTTAAACGATTCAATAGTTGGGCGACGCCTACTTTACTATCACTAGAATTATAAGCAATACTAAAATCACCCGTATTTAGGGCACGAATTATTTTTGCTTCAATAGATGAATTAATAAAGTTGTCGATATTAGTAAAATTCATAATGTCTGTAAAATTATTGGTGGATTTCCATACGCCGTTATCAATCTCTTTGATGCCGTATTTTATTATATTCATTTTAATTTTATTTACTTGATTCACCAGCAATTTGTTTAATAAAAACCCAGTAGTGTCTATGCGTTTACTTTTATAGGAATCTCTATCTCCGGGTTCAATCCATTTTAGTTTTGTTTTTAATAATTGACATACCATATAGCCCAAAAAGTAGGTGCGTTGCGACATGTCGGAACAATGTATAAATAAATCATTTTCCAACACTGTTTTTGTAAATTGTATTTTTTGCGGAATCCCAATTTCTTGCCGCATTTTTTTAATTAATTCCTTTTTTGTGTTTTTTTCGGATGCACTTTCTTTATCTGAATCTTTATTTAAATAAAATGGAACAACATACGTATAACTCGCAAAGCCCATGATGTAATTAAACGCACTTTCTTGGGTTAAATAATTGCTTGCTGCGACAATGGAAGAATTCAGTTCATTTTGTAATAATTTTGTTTTATCGTTTTGTTCGTTGGACAGTATAATATGATTGCAAATATCTAAATCCGATATTACACCCAATGCCCGAAATAATATAAATAGGGGAATTGGGATTTTTATTCGCGGAATGCTCACCAATAGTGAGTCATCTACTTTTGAAATATACACAATCACTTGTTTTGGCGATATCAATTTAGACGATGGAATGCATTTTATTTCAGCCTTCCACGAATATTTTGTATTATTTACTTGATTTAATATGTTGTAACACTGCACTACGTTTTCTGCACCACGCTCTTGTGCCAATATTACTTTTTCCGAACCTTTAATAATAAAATATCCACCAATATCCTTGTTGCATTCGCCCAAATTTAAGTGTGGGTAGTTTTTTAGTTCGCAAAAGTCCGACAATACCATAATTGGCATTTGATTACATATATTGTAATTGGGAAAAGTTTTATAATGTGTTGATATTTGTTCCAAAAATTCTCCTTGGCGTGCTACATATTTCACCCGAATATCCATGGTGATTTGTGATGCATAGGTGCAATTTCTTTTACGTGCCTCTTGCGGAAACAAAATTTTGGTGGACCCATTATTTTCATAAATTTGCGGACGCAATATATGCATATTATCAAAAGATACGTACATTTCCAAACTATACAACTTCGTATTGATGTCGAAATCTTTTTCAGAACGAACACATATTGGGTTAAACATTTTAAATGTATTTTCAAATTCAATCTTGATGAAATTATTATAGGATTCCAACTGGTGTGCAACAACAATGTTTAACGGAGGTAACAATTCATTCAGCATTTTCCATATATCTTTTGGTTGAATTTCTTGTTCTACATTTTTTTGTTCTGTGTATCCATCTCCTTGTTTTTGTTCCGCATTTATTTCTGCATCTTCTATTTTTTCTATTTTTTCT